GAGAAGGATATGGCAGCTGATGGCAAATATTATAAACATATCATATACAGTGATGTTGAAGGCAGTAATGGTGCAAAAATGTTAGCATCTGCTATGATAGCTAACAATTTTAAACCTGTTTATAATAACGGTGTTATAAAAACAAAATACGCAGATGAAGATAATTACAATACTTTCGGCCTATTGACAAAATCCGTAGTTAATAAGAAGCCTTTGAGCGTAGGTCTCAAAAAAAATATGATGGCCATTATGAATAATCGCGAAACAGGAGAAAAAGGGAATGTTTATGGTAAAAATATGCGTTTTCTAATATTAGATTCGGGATTTAAGGAAGGGATTGATGTATTTGATGTAAAATATATGCATATCTTGGAGCCGCTAATAACGAAAGCAGAAAATACGCAAGTAATTGGAAGAGGCACGCGATACTGCGGACAATCGGGACTACCTTTTATACCTAATGTAGGCTGGCCTCTAAATATTTATAGATACAATATAAAATACGATGATAATATGACAGTGCACGATTTATTTATTAAACATAGCAATGAGAATATAAGTATCCTAAACTTTATTGCAGAATTGGAGGATATTATGATAGCCTCTGCTGTAGATTTGCCACTCACTGAAAATATCCATTTTATTTCAACGAAAAATAATAGATTTTTAAATTACATTAAAAACAATACGGGTTTTGGAAATAACAAGAGCATTATTAAAATTAATAATATTCGCGGGACTTATAGAAATGATGTTGATATCATTGATTGTAAAAAGAATTGCAAAGGCATTCTGGAATATAATATAGGCGACTTTAACCCGGATAATTTACTAATTACAGCGGCTCTTCAAGTTATTAAAATAGAATATGTAAAACATTTACAGGATTTTAAAAAGTCCAATTCAGACGAAAATGATAATAAATCGTGGGAAGGCGTCTTTAAAAAGAAAATCCGATTTAATATTGAAGACTCTATATTAATCAAAGCTTTTAATAAGAAATTTCCTAAAACAGATTTATGCCAACATATAAGTAGGCGCAAAGATTATTGCGATGCTATTAACGAAATATGGAAGAATAAACAAGTGTTCTTTAAGAAAAACGGCAACAAATTGCTAGATAAATTAGAAGAGATATCGCGGGCTAACAAAATAAATAGTGAGAATTACATACAAATATACAAATATATCAACGAGAATATGAAAGAATACAGACAGAAGGAGAAACCTCCTGAGACCAAACTGAATATCATAGATTTAAATAAATATATCTTTAAAAATTATAAGAAATATTATTGGGATATTCCTATTATTCAAAATAAATGTATAGCCGACTTAAAGAAAGACGACGAGAAGGCCGAGAAAAATAAGATTGTATCCTTTTCTAACACGCAATTATTTGTCCAAAAATATCTCACACCACAATCGCCATACAAGGGCATCTTCTTGTATCACAGCGTAGGCTCTGGGAAAACTTGTACGGCTATCGCTACGGCTACCAATACATTTAATAAGGAGGGCTATACTATATTATGGGTTACGCGACATACACTGAAAGAAGATATATGGAAGAATATGTTTGACAACATATGCAATGTAATAATACAAGAGAAGTTGAAGAGCGGCGAAATCAAGGAGATTCCCAAGCTTAGAGCGAAACGATTAGAATTGTTAGGAGATAGCTGGATACAACCTATATCATACAAGCAATTTACTAATATGATTAAGGGTAAAAATAAGTTCTATGATAAGATGGTGAAAATTAATGGGAAGGAAGACCCATTCAAGAAGACGCTAATAATAATAGACGAGATTCACAAGATATATAGCAATTCTTTGTCGGCTGTAGAAAAACCCAATCCTGCCGTACTTCAGGATATGATTCAGCGTTCTTATTCAGTATCCGGAAAGAACTCTCTCCGATTAATTATTATGTCTGCTACGCCTATTACCGAAGACCCGATGAGTTCTATCAAGATAATCAATCTGTTATTGGAAAATGACGAAAGAATGCCTGAAAACTTTGACGATTTTAAAACAAAATACTGTAATGATAACGGTATAATTAACGATAATAAAATATTAGATATAATGAATAACATCGCGGGCTTAATAAGTTATATAGACAGGAGCAATGACAAAAGCCAGTTCGCGTATCCTGTAATGAATGATATTATATGTAATATTGATGTTAGCACTTCTAATTTGGAAGATAAATTGGGCAATCTTAATAATGAGATTGAAGAAATTAATGAGAAAATACCTAAACTTGATAAAAAAATTAATAAGGAGGAGATAAAGGGGCTTAAACTTAAATTGAAGGCGATTGAAAAGGAGAAAAAGGGAGTTGTCGCCAAGTTCAAAGAGCCCAAGAGCATCCTTGATTACATCAATAAATGTTTTAAGGAAAAATAAATTGCTCGTGGCGTGCTGAAAAGTATAGCCTAGAGTATTCTCGTGGCGCGTAATATTTCGTATAAGAATTATAAAAAAAATAAATAGATAATGTATATATTAATATTATACGCTTCCTGTATTTCTGTAATATTATTTAGTATTTATCATTATATAAATATAAATAACGAGGAATCGGAAAATCCTAATAAAAAATATGATATATCAGCTGATTTACTTACAACTAACAATATTATAGTATTTGCCATTATATTCGTGTTTTCTATGACGCTGATTTATTTATCTATGGACGAAAACACGGATATTCTATCTATGATAGGTATTACCGATAATGATTACAGCAAACTTAACAATATTTCTAAAAAGACGCTGGTCGACCCGCATATTTTAAAAAATACGAGCGAACCTATGAGTTCCGGCTTTGAACCTTACACCAGCGGGGGTTCCGTAGATAACTCCGACAGCTCATGCGATTCATCCTCGGGAACATCAAGCGATTCTGAATAGGCCGTGCTAACGCAAGGCATAAAGCCAAAAATTGACTCAAGATACAACTACATTATTTTATTACAGCCGATAAAAGCTATGAGCAAAACTCTTCTTAATAATTCTGTTATAACTTTCTTTTCAGCGAAGAAAGAGTATAGAACGCTGAGTAATTTTTGGGAAAAAGACGTAGTAATTATGACGGACAATAATGAAAGAGTGTATGAAAGTGGCGAGTATTGTTTTCAAGGAGAAAAATATATTAGACTTGGAGAATTATGCGAGGATAAAAATAGAAAGACCGAGCTTATAGATTATGGTAAGACATTTATGAAGCCTTCGCGATATAAAACGAGTGCCTATGCGAAGAAAATGGGAGGTAAGAAGGGGCTTTTATTGAGTCGCGATGAATTAGAAAAATGGCATTCAATTAGTATAGATGTTCAACATAGCATATGTAATTGGAAATCGGCAAATTATGAAGAAGTAAGAGAAGATTTGCTAAAAAGCGGAAATAAGATTTTGATACATCCGGCTATGAGATGTAGCGACGAAAAATTAGAAAAAACGAGGCCTTGGGAAGGGAGAGCCAAAATAGAGAATGGCGAGGTAATAGTATTAGGCAAGAACTTATTAGGAAACATTTGGATGAAATATAGATAGTGTATTACTATTTACAAACGGTTTTTGGGTTGATATTGAGAGCTTTGAGAATCCTTTTGTAGAATTGTAGATTGAAATTGACTACGCTACAATTTTCATATTCCTTAATGATATTATCTTTTACACACAATTTTTGCGCCAACTCTTTTTGAGTGATATTGAGTGCTTTCCGTCCATCTACGATAGCCTGTGCATATTCGCGAGTAATCTTATTCAACTTAGGGATATCATCTTCAACTAGCTTGATATACTCCTTAAATCCGGGCTGATTTTGAGTATTGATTTGTTTCTGTACTGTGGTCTTCTTCAGCACAACAGGTTCCCAATCTTGAAAGTTCGCAGAGCTCATCATCGTCTATTGTCTATATTGTATATTATATTATTATAATTGTCAATTGTCAATTTTTTATTTATTTTTCCCTTTATATAAAAATTGATAATATATATATAGTTATATTTTATAATTATTATGAGCGATTCTAATGATGCTGTAGGTACTGTAAGTACTGTAGGTACCATTAGAGATATTATAGGTGATAAATTGGTAGTCGTGAAACCTATAATAAAATGGGTGGGAGGTAAAACGCAAATAATTGACAAAGTTATTGCCAATTTTCCTGTAGATATAAATAATTATAGGGAAATATTTTTAGGAGGAGGCAGTGTATTATTTGCTTTATTATCATATGCCAAAAAAGACATCATAAAAATAAGAGGTAATATATATGCGTACGATTTAAACGAACCGCTCATTAATATTTATAAAAATATTCAATCAAAACATAATGAATTATATGCTGAGCTGAAGCATCTCGTTGATGACTTCGGCGAATGCGGCGAAAGCAGCGAAAGCATAAATATAAATAGAAAAGCTGCTAATATAGATGAGGCCAAAGAGGCAAAAGAGAACTATTATTATTGGATTAGAAATAAATATAATAGTTTAAGCGCTGCTGAGAAAAATGATGTAATTGGTTCTGCTATGCTTATATTCTTAAATAAAACTTGTTTCAGAGGCATATTTAGGGTTGGCCCAAATGGATTCAACGTTCCATATGGAAATTATAAAAATCCTGAAATTATTAACAAAAATCACTTGGATATTATACACGACCTAATCAAAGACGTTATATTTAAATGTAGCGATTTTAGAGAATCTATGATAAATATTGAAGATGGGGATTTTCTATATCTGGACCCGCCATATGTTCCAGAAAAAAATACATCATTTGTAGGATATACAAAGGGTGGCTTTGGTATTGCTAATCATAACGAGCTATTTGCTATAATACATACATTAAAGGAAAAAAACATAAAAATGGCTATGAGTAATTCAGATGTAGAAATAATTCGCAATATCTTTTATGCGAATGAATATAATTATACCATAGAAACTTTAGTATGCAAAAGGTCTATTAATTCAAAAAATCCGGGTTCAAAGACAAATGAGCTAATCATTAGAAATTATTAGACAGCCCCGACAGCATAGGGTATCATCTGGCATACTTAGGAAATGACCCATTTATTTAGTAATTCAAAGTAATCTTCGTCGTCTCCAAAAAACACACAGATATCATTCTCCTGTAATATTATATTAAGTACCTCATACTTTTTTTTATTAGATAATATGGATTGTTTAAGAAAATCATTTACGGTATAAGAATACTGCACTTCAAAATTATTACCTAAAACAATTTCGTATTCACGCTTTAACGAAGGACCCGCCCACAATTTAGTCTCTACCGAACCTTCACCGCGCTGATTCTTTTTCTCTAATATTTTTATAACTTTCTTACCATTTTTATAGTCAATAATATAAGCTTCGTCGGGATTTCTAAATATATCAATATTATACATCGTATTCATATATTTTTTCAGCCCTCTTTGCGATACATATGTTATTGTCTTATCATCATCAAATGACTTATATAAATAATAGTCTTTTTTAACATATCCGGCTAACAATAAAACGCTAAGATTATCTGTCTTATCTTCAAACTTTTTTCCAGTAATATTAGTATTTGCACCTCCGGCTCCCGTTCCTTTATTAGTTAAAGACATCCTTGATATTATAATCTCTGCCTACCTTATCATTTTTTATTTTAACAGAGTCTTAGAAAAATATGTTCTAAAAATATATAAATGCTATAAAAATTGATGAGACATATAAGAATATTACTTGCCCGCCAAATAGATTGAGCCATAAGAAAACCTTAAAAGTTCACATTCGCCGTCTTTGTGCTTCAAGAGTTCTTATAAAGCACATACAACAAGAAAGAATAATGTCCGCTACCACTACCGCAACTACAGCAACTACCGCAACTACCGCAACTACCGCAGCGACCGCAAAGCAAATCTTTGAATATGATGAAGATATTATATCGGTTGATCTTTCAAATGTTAAGTTTTGCCCCGGACCCTGCAATGACTCTATGGAAGAATCCAGTCCGTCTATCTATACTTCACAGAATAATGGCGTTAATAATGTAAAAGAAATTCATTGTTTCAAGCCATATTCTGGAGGTAAATATTCTAAGTTCTGCTATCCTATCAATAATACACAGACGCTTGTTCTTAAAAATTTGCGTATCTGTTCCTATTGTCATCATAGGTATTTAGAGTTTAGCGAGGAGAATTATATTGAAGGACTTAATCAAGATGCTAACACCATTATGAAAAAATTAGAAAAGAACCTCGTCTAATATAGATATGTCTTAGGATAGTTAGGATAGTTAGGATAGTTAGGATAGTTAGGATAGTTAGGATAGTTAGGATAGTTAGGATAGTTAGGATAGTTAGGATAGTTAGGATAGTTA